GTAAACTTTCCGTACTTGGTAAGGTTATCTCCTTCTTCGACTGTACCGACTTCCGCCAGTGCTACTTCTACGACTGCCGCAGCTGTTCCGATTGGATACTTCATTCGTCCACCTTTTCCCATTTTGCCGTCGCTTCGTTAAGAATCCAGATTCCCTTTATAGGTTTTGGAGCGATAAAGGCGTCTAAAGTTTCGTCGTAAGAATCACCTACGCCAGCAAAGTTCTTACGAATGTTTCCATTATAAGAAGTCTTAATCCATCGACCGCCCAGAGATTCCATAAAAGATTTACCTTCGTCTGGAGAATTGTTATCTCCTACGAGAACGCGTAGAACTATGTTTTCTTCGTTAATTTCTGCCCAGTGGCTCATGTTAAATACCTTACAATAACAAGGCCCGATCCGCCGTTACCCGCTGATCGGTTTCCGTAAGTACCACCACCGCCGCCGCCAGTGTTCGCCGTTCCGCTCGTACCGTTGCCGCTGCCCGTAGAACCATTACCACCGCCGCCGCTTCCGCCTGTTCCAGCTGTAGTTAATGCTCCAGCTCCACCGCCACCTGCGACCGTGGTGTAACTTTGCCATGTAGTGCCAGCTCCACCATTACCACCAGTTCCATAAGTGTTATTAGCACCGACAGCCGAAGCTCCACCGCCACCGCCGCCACCTTCATCAAAGCTAGAATTACCACCTGCTGAACCTTGTCCAGATGTCCCAGCTGCGCCTGTTTTTGTTGCGTAACCATCACGCGCTCCACCGCCACCACTTCCGCCTGTGTCCGCTGTGTATCCATCGAGACCATTTTGCCGACCCGCAGCTCTTCCGCCGCCTGTACTCGTCGTCGATCCGTAAGAAGTATCGTTACCGCTTGTACCTTCGCGGGAGCTAAAAATGCCACCAAGTCCACCTGCGCCGATTGTAACTGTTTTTGTATAAGTTGCCGTAGCTGTTTCGCTAAGAGTTCTATAACCACCCGCTCCACCGCCACCACCGCCGCGATCGGTCGTACCACCACCACCGCCGCCAGCGACTACTAACACTTCTACAGTTTTACTTCCCGAAGTAATCTGGAAAGTTCCGCTAGATGTAAAAGTGTGATAAGTGTAAGCTCCAGAAGTAGTAATAGTTCCGCCTGTAGCTGTAAAGGCTTTAGACTTCTGAATGCCAGAAGCTGCAATTCCTATAATCATTACGATAGATCTCCGACGACGTACCAAGTATCCGTCGCGACTTTCATAAGAGTAGCGGCTGAATACTGGACGCGTAATTTAGGAGCTGCCGCTGTACCACCATTAGATAGGACTGTAGTAGTTCCAGAAGTAACAGCGTTAATAGTTACCTGTCCTGCGCCGATTGCTATAACGTTTATCTGTGTTCCGATCGGGAATGCTACAGAAGCGTTAGTCGGAATGGAATACGTCTGGGCCGAAGCGTTAGAAGCTGTTATAAGTTTTTGATCTGCGTCCGCTAAAACGAAAGTATAAGTAGTTCCAGTCTGCGCGTTAAGTGTTAATTTACTTCCAGCGGCATAATCGAATCCGATTCCTACGCTTCCAGAAGTTCCACCGCCTGTAATTGGTGACGTTACTGTTACCGCTGAAATGTCTCCAGATTCCGAACTCCATACGAAGTCCATGTCTGTATTAGAGTTCTTTGTTAAAATCTGTCCAGTCGTTCCGCCTTTAAGATCTACTAAAGAAGCGTCGATAGAATCGCCAAGCGTCTCGATCGCCGTCGCTCCGTCTTTGACAAGATCTGTCGAAGTAGGAACACTCCAGCCAAAGTTAGGTGTAGTAGTTGCCATGTTTTCCTCTCTATGCGACTACTGTCGCGTCCAGCCAAGTAAGTGTAGGGCTAATAGTGTTCCAAGTTTCGGAAGCGGGTACGTCATTCCAGCGGAACGCGTCGAGTGAATAAGACACTGGCGTAACGTAAAGATCGATAGCCAGAGAGTTATAGCCAGCCGAGAATCTCCAGCCTTCTACGAAGCCTTGGAAAGCTAGTCCCATGTTCGCGGGCAGATCTGTGATGTTTACAGGCATTCCCATAAAGACACCGATAAGAGAGTTACGATCCGAGTCGCTTACGTTCGGACTGCCTAGTGGATAGCGAATCGACTCGAAATTAGCTCGCGGATAAGCTCGAAGAGCCAGATAGAAGTTCGCTTGGGCTGTAGCGTCTACGCCTTTCTCCAGTGTCGTAAGAATGTTCTGGGCCAGTGCGCCATAAGTTGCGATAGATGTCGTGTCGCTGGCTGTGTGTTGATCCCCGTTCTTATAAGTGATCGTCACTTCATTACGAACGTCTCCCGCTCTGGTGGAGATCTGTAATCCACTGGAATAAGCATCTAAAGCGGAAAGATCTACATAACCGTTCGCCGCTAGGTATTGGCTTCGATGAGTAGAATCGGCGTAACCGATTCGGCCTTGGGCATCTTCATAAATGTAACCGAGTCCAGAAGTGGCTAAAGCTGCGACTAGAGAATAAGCATCTGTAACGGAAGAAGCTCTAGAAGTAAGTTCGTAATTCCCGGGACGGTCGATCTCACCGACTCCACTATTTTCCGCGTTAGCCCATGTCGTAGTCGCGTCATAAGTTGCCCAAGTAAGAGCGGCTGGAACTTCATTCCAAGCTCCGTAAAGAATGTTATCAAGTACGTCGAAGATCTGATCTCCGTCGAACTCTTTAGCTAAAACTCCTTCCGTTAATACTTTTGGAAGACGTGAAAGCGCGCCAAGAGCTGTAATCGTGGTCGTCTGGACAAGTCCGCCAGTTCCCGATCTTTCCACTGTCGTAAGAATGTCGCTAACACTTCCGCCGAAGATTGCCACTGGAGTAGCTGCGGAGTTCTGTACGAAGACAGTTATCCCAGAGTTAATGCTTACGGTTACAGGCTGGTCGTCGATGTTGAGAATCGATAAATTACAGTAGCCCGCTACCGCTTGCTGGTAGATGTCGCGGCGGCCCGATTCGATCGTGAGATTTGCGAGAGTTATGTTTCGATACTCGACTCCATCGATGAGAACGCTCCAGACTGGAATCCACTGCGTCATACTGCGAACAACGCTCCCGCGCCAAGAGTGCCGCGCGCTTGGGACTTATTAAGTACGTCAACGATAGTTCTAGCTGCCGATTCTGGATCTCCGACTACTCCCATGTTTACGGTAACGCGAGCGGCTGCGTTCTCTTCGCGTTGCGCTCGGAGTCTGGCTGTCTCTGCCTTTAGCTCCTCACGTCGTAAGATTGCGGCTTGCATCGCTGGAGAATAAGCAGACAGAGAAGCTCCTGTAAATGTTCCCGCGCCCGAAGACGGAGTAAAGCCGCCGCCAGTGCCGAAGCCAGTCTCGACAGTGACTCCACCGCCGATCTCTTCTGGGAATGGTACGGAAGCTTTAAGACCCTTAGCTCCGCCATCGAATAAATTAGTAATCGGGTTATCCCTAATTAGATCGATAACCTTCTTCGCGCCGTTATAGATTCCAGTCAATAGACCGACAAACTTCGAGAATGCTGTAACGAGTCCAGCGATGAGAGTTCCGAGTCCTTCTAGTGCAAGCTTAAATGCTCCGCCTAGAAGTGGGACTAAATACTTATCCGTAAACTCCCAGACCTTTTTTAAGAATCCGTAGAATGGCTCTAGCTCTTCGGAGTTATCCGAGATCGCCTTCTTAATCTTATCGAATGCGGATTTAAGTCCTTCGAGAATTGGCCCGACAATTTTAAGAATCGCTGGAACTATCTCGTTATAAAGGAACTTCCACCATGAAGTCAAGATCGGAAGTACATCGTCGCGAATGACCTTAAAGATCTCGCCGAATGCTGGCCCGAGTGTTTTACCTAAAGAATCGGCGAAGCCCTGTATAGCTGGGATTCCCTTATCGACGAATCCAGACAGAAGCGGAGTAAGCGCATCGAGAACGTAAGAACCTACAGTCTCTTTCGCTTCATCGAATGCAACAGTAAGACGAGCCATCTTTCCCTGAAAGGTCTCGGCTTGCTTAGAAGCTTGGCCCTCGAAAGTAGTGGCTAAGGCCGCAGCTGCCGCGTCGAAGTTCTTAGACTTAATGATGCTTTCATCAATTCCGACGCCTAGCTTCTTTAATGCGCCTAGATTGCCGTCGTACGCTTTACCGAGAGCTTCCGAGACAGTCTTTAGGTCTTTACCTGTTCCCGCTGCGATGTCTAGAGCTAGGCTCTGGAGTTCTTGCGCCTTAGTCGCGTCCTTAGTCGAGCGAATCAACCTGTCCAAAGATGGACGAAGCTGATCGTCGGTAATTCCGTTAGCCAGTGCCGTCTGAGTTATGTAATCTTCGACAGCTTTAATCTGGTCGTCTGTTGCGTCTGTAACGTTCTTTAGGGTCGTCGCGAGTTTGGCCTGAGCTGCTTCGTCTTCGATTGCAGACTTAACGCCGTCGACGAGCAGAACGCCAGCATAAGCAGCCGCAGCCGCTCCAGCTACGGCGAACGCAGCTCCCGCCTTCTTAGCGAAGCCGCCCATTTTAGATCCGAAGCCTTCGACTTCGTTCTGTGCGCCCTTGACGCCCTTCTTTAATTCGTCGAAGTCGGCGTCGAAAGTAATCTTTATCTTCGGAATGCCCGCCATTACTTTAGCCTCAATTCGTTAGCGATCTGCTGAACCATTAGCGCGTATTCTCGCGCGACGACTGGGACGTAGAAGTCGACAGCTGGAGCGATCCAGTAGCCGCGCTTATTGTAAGGAGTCTTAAATCTGTTCGTAAATGTTCGCCCGATCGAGTCGACGCCGCCATGCGATCCGAACTCTGTTCCCCAGAGCAGCGCGCCAGCTGGCGCAGCTTGACGACGAACCTTCGCGCCTTTACCGCTCTTAGAAGCTTCTCCGCCATAAGGACGACCGACCTTCTTAGGGCCACCGATGTCGACGCGAATAAGACGATCGCGTGGAGATTTGATCGTCTGGACTACTAGCTTCGTCTGTGGAGCTGGAGCAGACAGTCCGCTCATCATGAGCTGGCCAGCTAATCGCGCAGACATAGGCTGAGCGCGATCTCTTACGAGTTGCTGATACTCCGCTGGGAACGAACCTAGAAGACCGAGAAGATTCTTAAACTCGTATGGATCGACAGTAATGGCATAAGTGCCGCGGCCGCTTTTATCTGCCATTCTGCCTCTCCAAGATCTCTATAGCTGTGAGTAAATCTTCCGCCGTCTGCCATTCGCTCATTGGAATCTGGGTCGCTATTGCGACTTCGACCAAGATTCGATTTAAGCTTCCGACGGGCCAGCTTTTGGGTCTGACTTCTTACTGTTAATTCCTTCGACAGTCTCGACCCAGATCTCGAAAGGCTTAACAGGATTCCCAGCTGCTTCGCGCTTCATAGCGTGATAAGCCAAGAATGTAAGCCCTTCGAGTCCAAGCTTCGATTCTGCTTCGTTTACTGTTGCGTTAAACTTTCGTTCCCATTTGACCCATTCTGGAAGAGCTGCGACGTAAGTAACGACGTCTCCCGATAGGTACTGGACTTCTAGTTCTAGCTTCATGTATTGCTCCCGATTCTGTTTATTAGCTGAATGTCTCTGTAGGTGTTCCCACGACTGTAAAGCTCATGCTAACAGTCTGAGCGTCTGGCGATGATCCGCCCACGCTTGGGAATAATGGAAGAACGTTAAAGGTAAAGACTGCGCCTGTTACAGCTGTTAGCGATACCGCGATGGTCGTGTTTGGATTTACTTCCGCAGCTGACCACATAGCTTCGCAGAGCGAATTAGCTGCGCCCCAGTCTGCAAGCATCTCGACATCGAACGTCCACTGAGAATCGATCGACTTATAAGCCTTGGAATAAAGCGTGTCGTAAGTTTCGATAGTGACATCGCATGAGAGCGTCGCGCTTGTTGCCTGTTCGTCGTAATTCTTGGTGTCGATCGTCATAGCGAGATCGCGTCCAGTAATGACGGTCGTTGCCATTTTTTTCTCCTTAGTTAGTTTGAGTGTAATAGGTGGAAAGCTGAATCTCGCCCGCGAGAATCTCTGACGCGCCTATCGTTAACGGAATCGGATTCGATACGTCTCCGACTTCATACCCTGACGGAACGGCCGCCAGAATGCTTATTACGAGCTTCTCCCAGTTATCGAGTGCGCTCTGATTATCGTAGATCGCTACGCCTACGCTTATTACTAGGTTTACCTTTAGCTTGACGTTCGCCTTGCCCAAGAACGTCGGCTGTAAATACGGAACGCTCGGAGTGACTGCCGCGAATGGAACGATTGGAGCTTCTGGAACTGCGTCGTAAGTGTTAGCCGCTACTCCTTGGATCGCTGTCTTTAGCGGAGTACGGACGCTCGTAAGAATAGAAGAAGCTGGCACGTTAGCCGCCGATCATTACGTCGAC